AAGACGCTTGAGTAATCAGGCATTTTGTGTGTGGATGGAAATAAGAATGATTATAAAGTTTTGTGGGTAAGTCGATAATCCAAGCAGGAATGTTTGGATTATTTGTTATTCACAGGAATATGTGGATCAAAGTTGAGAGGTAATTTGGGAGTAGCTACCCATCTCTACACGCCTCTCTTCTTTTTATTTTTAAGTGTAGAGAACAATAAATGTGTAGAAAGAAGGAATTTAAAATGTTGTTAACAAAAGAAGTAGAATTAGTTATTAATGGGAATAATATTTCAATATTAAAAGAAAATGGTTATGAAATTCCTAAGTCGAAAGACAAATGGGGTAAAACTAGAGTACCAAAAGGAACAACAATTATGGTAAAAGTTGAACACTTAAAAGAAGGAAGTCATGCAGGAGTTGAAGTATTGTGTGATTACTGTAAAGAAACGATAGTTAAAAAAGAATATAGAAATTACATTAGAGATAATGCAAAATCAGTTGTAAAGACAGACTGTTGTGCAAAGTGTCAACCTATAAAAACAAAAGAGTGTAATATGATAAATATTGGTGTAGAAAGTCATATGCATCTTGAGGAACATAAAGAAAAACATAAACAACGAATGATTGACACCTATGGGTTTGATCATAATATGAAAGTTCCAGAAATAAAACAAAAAGCAATTGACACTTTTATTAAGAATTATGGATGCGAAAATCCTATGCAAAATCAAGATATAATAGATAAGTCTAATGCAACAAAAATAAAACACTTTGGTACTACTAGCATAGCATTGATTCCAAGTATTCGTGCTAAAACCATTCAAACAAATTTGAGGAAATATGGTGTAGAGTGGCAAATGCAAAGTAAAGAGATTATGGAAAAATCAAAAATAACAATGTATAAAAATGGTTCTGTGCCTTGCTCGAATCAACAAAGATATTTACATAAATTATTAGGTGGGGAATTAAATTACCCAGTAAGTAGATTATCTTTAGATATTGCATTTCCAGAAGATAAAATTTACATAGAATATGGAGGAAATGGTCACGAATTGTCTGTTAGGATGGGGACTATTTCCAAAAAGGATTTCGACATTAAAGAAATTAGAAGATATCAATATTTGAAATCAAATGGATGGAAGATTATTAAGATAACCTCGTATTATGATTATTTACCTTCTGATGAAGTTATAATTGAAGAATATAATAAAGCAATTGAGTGGTTTGAATCTGATGATTATGGTCATTGGCATTATAATGTTAATATAGGAAATAAAAAGATAGATGATACATATGGTCAATTAAGAAGGATTACTGAGAAAGATTTAGAATAAATCGGTTAACAATAAAAGGAAGTGACGTTATGGCGGGTAGGCCAAAAAAAGAGATGGTCAAGGAGGTTAATAAAGAATTACCATTAATTGAAAAAGAAATATACAAGTGTCCAAGTTGCGGAACAAAATATAAAGATCAAGAAAAAAACTTTTATAAATCATCGTCTATATTAATAAGAGGAAATAATAATAGAATGGTTATTTGTAAAAAATGTATAATTGATTTATATTCATATTTGGTAGATAAATATGAGGATACTAAAATAGCATTATATTTTTTATGTAGATTAACAGATACGTATTTCGACGCTAATTTATATCCAAGTGTGGCACAACAAGCGACAAATAGTAATAGCAATATTTCAGGTATTTATTTTCAAAAAATCAATTCATTGCCACAATATATGTCAAAAACATTTTTTGACTCAACTCACATTGAAACAGATAGTAATAATAATGTATTTAAGATTAATGCAAGTAAGAATAGTGAAGATTTGTCTGAAAGTGATATTAGGAATAAAGATGATGTAATTAGAATGTTAGGTTACAATCCGTTTGAGAATGAAAATCCTTTAGATAATAAATATTTATTTAACACACTCGTTGACTTTCTTGATGAAGCAACTTTAGAAGACTCTTTAAAAAGTATTGTTGTTGTTGAAATTGTTAAAAGTTTTAATCAAATTGACAAAATAAATCAAGCACTAGCTCTTATGACTGCTGATATTAGTAATGTTTCTAGTCAAGTAGGTGGTGTAAAGTCATTAATTACTGCTAAAAAGGAAATATATTCATCTATTCTATCAATGGCTAAAGATAATGGTATTTCAGTAAATCATAATAACAATAGAAGCAAAGGTGGAAATACTCTTAACGGTATTGTAAGAAAATTAAATGAGATAGGTATGGATGCAGCAGAAATTAATTTATTTGATTTACAAACTTGCGATGCTATGAAGCAAATTGCGGATTTAAGCAATAGAAGTATATTGGATCAATTAATGCTTGATGAAAATGATTATAGTGATATGATTGCTCAACAAAATCAAATGATACAAAACTTGAATACAAATTTAAATAAAGCAGAAGAAAGTAATCGTTTATTAAAAATAGAGCTTAAAAAATACAAAATTGAAACAGAAGTAATTGATGCAGTTTGCTCAATTAGCAAAGAGGGTGATTAAAATAGATTTTATAATAAGAAACACTGAAGCACAAATATCTCAAAAAAAACTTGAAGGATATTATAAACTTGCCCAAATAATTCAATGGGGAAGATCCGCACCTATTAAGTTTTGCGAAAGGTTTTTTGGAATAGAATTTCTTTGATTGACGCTCAAAAATATGCGTTTATGAATTCTTGGTTAAAATCTTATAATTTATGGTGCATTACTCGAAACGGTGGAAAATCGACCCTTGCTGCCCCTTTTATTATGGCGAAGGGTCTTTTAGTAAATGGTCATAATTCATATATTTTAAGTAATAGTTCAGCACAAAGTCAAGATACATTTATGAAAATAGAAAAGATTGCAAAGAAAGAAATTGCATCTTTTTCTGGATTAACAGATTTTTTTATGGGAGAAACAGTAAAATCAACCGCTAATACAGATGGATTTACTCACTCTCAATCTGGTTTTAATTATAAACTTTTTAATGGCAGTGCAGTGACTAGTTTGAGTGGAGATATAACAAATAATAGAGGAAAACGCTCATCGCTAAATGTGTATGATGAGAGTGGGTGGACAGAAGAAGAGTATGTTGTCGCCACTATTCCTTTTCTTTTACAAAATTCAACATTTAGACTTGGTGGAAACATAGATGTAAATACATTTCCAAAACAAATTCCTAATCAAAGACTATTTATATCTTCTGCATCTAGTACGGAAAGTTATTATTATTCTCTATATAAGGATTATGCTAAAAGAATGCTTATGGGCGATCCTAATTACTTTGTATGTGATTTAAATTGTGAAATTTTTATCAGTCCTACATTTAATGGTAAATTATATCCAGTATCGTTGATTAGTAAAGAAGAAATTGATGCTGAAATGAGAAAAAATCAAAGTAAGGCAATGCGAGAATTTTATAATCGTTTTTCAATTGACGGCGGCGATAATCAAGTATTTAAAAGGGCTACTATCATAAGAAACTCCGAAACAAGATTGCCAACATTGAGGAATGACAACTTATCGAAACGTAGATTTGTAATTGCATATGACCCTGCCCATCAATATGATAATTCGGTTTGTTTAGTAGGTGAAATTATTTACGATGAAAATGTCGGAGATAAACTTAATATTTGCAATGGAGTTAGTTTTGTTGATATAGGTAAGAAGAAAAAAACTCCTATGAGAACCCCAGAGCAAATATTATTACTTAAACAGATGATATTAGATTATAACGGAAAAGGCAATCCAGATTATGAAAACATTGAATGTATTTTGATCGATGCTGGCGCAGGAGGACATGGTACGACTATCGCAGATTATCTTATGGAAGATTGGACAGATACAGATGGATTAAAACACAAAGGATTTATAGATAAAGTAGAATGTAAGGAACACGTATCTAAATTTCCCACTGCTGTAGATAAATTAAAATTAATGTCTCCTCAAAAATATAAAAAAGAAATGTTTGATGGTTTGTTGGAAATGCTAAGTCTAGATTTAATATCATTTACAAATGATTATGACTTAAAGGGATATGTAATGCTACCAACATTAACAGGTAAAATGATAGACGTTGAAGACGAAGATGGAAAAATTACTCAAGAAAAGGAAATAGTATTTAAACAAAACAATCTTGATTTCGATCAAGAATTAGCATTAAAGAATATAGATATTGCAAAAGAAGAGTTAGTTTATACATATAGATATAGAGGGAGCAACGATAATTATAGATATGATTTATCCCAAGAAAAAACAAGTGAACTTCATGATGATAGATCTTATTGTTTAGCATTGCTAGGGTGGTATTTACAGCAATATCGAAGGAAAAATATTACTAATAAAAGAATAGTGCAACAAGATATATCAACCCTTTCCTGCGTATCCTCAGTATCATTCTAACTAGAAATCGAGGTGAAACCAAAAAACAATGACAAAAAAAACAACTCCTTCCCCTCAATCTTCCCAACCATCCCTAACAGATGACATAGAAGTAATTATATCTCAACCCGACTCCGACACAACAATAATCACAACATCATCCCAATTTGAATCAACCCTATCATCCCTTATAGAAAAAGCAACTTATGATTTCCAAAATAAAGACCACATCTATTCTCGTCTCCTTTCAACCTTAGATTCAGGAAATCAAATTCTTTCTCAAAAAGATTTAGATTATTTAGCATTAAATCCTCAAGATAATCTTGAAAAAATACTTAGAATTAATCAACTTGCAAAATTTTACATAAATAAAGATGATTTAATTGGTAAAGTTTATGAAACAATTGAGAGTAATGTAAATACTGATATTAAAATTAACTTTCAAGAGTTACCCAAAGCAAGGAGAAATAAAAATAAAGAGAGACATCGCGCAGAAGAATTAATAGAAAGTTTTAATACTCAAATTAACATTAAAAATCTATTAAGAAAATCAATTCCTATGACTTATATTGAAGGAAATTATATCATGTATTTGAGAAATAATAATGGTACATATGTTGTTGATTATTTTCCATTGGGTGTAGCTGAGATATCACCATATGAAATTGATGGTGAACCTATAGTCATAATTAACATGAGTGAATTAAAATCACGTTTAGTTTCAGCAGGATATACAAATAGAAAAGGTAAAAGTTTGTTTATGGGAACAGTAGAAGATGAGATAAAAGCAAATTATCCAGATGAAGTTTATCAAGCTTATATAGCAAAAGAAAAATATGCTAAGTTGAATCCTGAGAATACAGGTGTACTTCGCTTGGGGAATCTAAACTCAAGATATGGACTTTCCCCGGTATTCCGCAGTCTCAGCCCACAATTGATGCTTGATGTACTTGCAAATACAGATAAAAGCAATGCGGCAGCAAAAGGAAAGAAAATAATTGTACAAATCATGAGAAAAGAAATGATAAAAGATGATGGAGATTCCTTTGCGTCTGATAAATGGATGCTTGCTCATAGTGAACTTATGAAGGCGTGGAAAAATCCAGTTGTTGTATATACTGCATTACCTTTCGTTGAGGATATGAAGTATGTAGAAAGCAAAACAGAACAAATTCAAGTTGATACTATTAATTATTATAAGAATAAAGTATTAATGGCATTAGGAATTAGTTTTCTTTCAGTAGAAAATAAAACATCATATGTAATATCTGAAATTAATATTAAAGAGTTAATGAAGACGATTAATAAGATATCAGAGGGTATTTCGGATACTTTAGTTAAGTTTTACAGGGTTTTATTGAGAGATAGTGGTATTGACCCTATTTTTACTCCTACTGTATCTATTTTAGGTTCAGAACTTTTAGAAATGGAAGTAAAATTATCATTGGCAGATAATCTCTTTAGTAAATTAGGATTATCATATAAGTCAACTCTAGAGTTGCTTGGTTATGACATTGAATCCGAACTGTTGCGTAGACAAGAAGAAAATGCATATGAATTTATTGACCCAGAAACAGGGGAGACAAAATTTGGTGTCCATTCTGTGATGTCACCAAGACTTTCTGCATTTACGGTTTCTGGTAAGGATTTAACAGATGATAAAGATAAGTTTGAAAAAGAAAAACCGAACAAAAATGTTGATAAAAAAAAGGCAGACTCTAAGAGGTATGACAGCAATCTAAGTGACATTTAAATGTAATATTTTGGAAAAGATGTTTTATTGCTATTCAAAACCATTAAAAGATTTGCTTGTAGATAGTGGTTGTAATTGTATTGCAGATTCTATTCATAGTAGAACAAAAAAGATGTTTTGTATTTTCAATGGTACAGAAAAATTAAACAATGTATTAACTATTTGGAGAAGTAGAAGGTGATTTAAAATATAATGCGTACATCACAAGAAATTCAAGATAAAATTTTTGAATTACAAACAATTAATAATAAGAAAAATAAAAAACACTTACAATTTCAAATTGATATATTAACTTGGGTATTAGAAGAATCTAATACTTCTTTTGTTTGTGATGAAATCTCGACAGAAGAATTGCAAAAAGATGGTATTAATATTGAATTTGGTTAAATTGGTTTATTAAATAATAATCAATAAATAAATTTAAGGCGGTCTTATATTTTGAAAATATTTTATTGTTACTCTAACCCCTTGAAGGAATTTCTTATAGGTAATAATGAAAGATTTGTTATCAAATCTATTCATGAGAAAACAGGTAAGAAATTTTGGGCATTTGTAGGAACTGAAAAATTAAATAAATTGTTGGACGAGTGGAGATTAAGGAAAATTTAATCTCTTTTTATTTAGAAAATATGTTTGGAGGAAAGAATATATGGGATTAATATCAAAAACAGTTATTGTAAAATGGAATTCTGTAAATAAGAAATGGTTAGAAAGTAAAGGACATATCTTTACTAAAATGAAAGATGATTTTGAGGTAAGCGTAGTTGATTTAACAAATGGTAGTAATACTTTAGTTAATGTCAAATGTGATGGAATTAATTGTGAAAACCCATACTTAAAACCTATGCAATGGCAATATTATCTAAAGTACGTCCATGACGACAATACATACTATTGTAATGATTGTGCTACAAAATTATTTTCTGGTAAAAAAGGAAGAAAGACAAAACTTAGCAAAAGTAAATCATTTTATCAATGGTGTATTGAAAATAATAAACTTTATTATTTAGAATTATGGGATTACAAATTAAATAAATATAAACCAGATGAAATTAGTTATGGTACAAATGATAAATATTATTTTAAATGTCCAAAAGGAATACATAGAAGCGAATTAAAATGTATTAAAATATATACAAGAGGATCAAATAATTCAATATCATGTAATAAATGCAATTCTTTTGCTCAGTGTGGCATAGACAATTTAGGAGAAAATTTTCTTGAAAAATATTGGGTTTCTGAAGAAAACACTATCGACCCTTGGGAGATTAGTTCTGGAAATGCTAATATTAAAGACAAAGTATTAATAAAGTGCCAAAATAAAAAATATCATGGAAATTATAAAGTAACGTGTTTTGATTTTTTAAATGGAGCAAGATGTCCATTTTGTAATATTGGTAATAATG